ACTTCAGACGAAATAGATTGTCTATTACCTTGAGTTGCTGTCCATCCCACTAAATTAAGTTCGTGACACATGGCCTCAAATCCCCTCATAACCGATCCTTCACTTTTCCATTCGTCACCCAAATTCTTATCAGGAACAACACAATCAATGTAATCTAACACAACCATATCAACCTTAACCCCATCAGCAATCATTTTTCTAATTTGATTTTTTAATTGTAACATCGTTACTGTGTCCGATGGTAATTTTTTCATGATTAGTTTGTTTAACATACTATCCTCAATCTCTTTAACTTTAGTCATTACCTCTTCTTTTCTCTCTGACAAATCATCAGGGTGGATTTTTGTCCACAAGGTAAAGTGTTTTCTCTGTATTATTTTTGAATTATCCTCAAAAAACACTTGGAGAACGTTATTACCTAAGTTAAATGCGTGGTTCGCAATCTTTGTTAAGATCGTAGACTTACCTACACCTGTTGGTGCTAAAATAACCCCAATTTCACCTCTCGCTAAACCACCTTTTAATAGTCTGTCAATACCTGGTATTCCCATTGGAATTGGGTGTCTATAGTCTTCATCAAGAACTTGTTCAAGATTTGAGAATACATTCAACATTGATGTGTCTTTTGCACCAACTTGTAATGCCTCCCTAACTAACTCTTCAAGAGTGTCGTAATTCTCAAACTCACCTCCGTCAATAATCTTTTGAGCCTTACCCATTACCTTTTGAAGTTCCTGTTGTTTACAAAACTTTAACGCCTTTTCTTGGACAAACCCCACACCATCGATAGGTGCGTCTTTAATCTTCTTAATAGTGTCAAGAACTATTTTTGATGCAATTTCTTGTTGTAGTTCTGATTTTGTAACCTGTTCAAGTGTCTCAAAAGATGGTGTGTGATCAAACTTAACATAATACTCTCTAATCATCTGTATTATTATTTTGAAATATTTGTTTTCAAAATAGTTGTTCTCTATTACATCAATTATTGAATGTGAAAAATCCTTATCTAATATAATTTGATTTAGTAGTTGTAACTGAAATGTGTTACCTAAATATTCAAAATTTTTGCCCGTCGCCATACTTTTTTTCCTTTCGTTTGTAAAGATAAATACTCCTAGTTTTTGATTAATTCTGGATAAAAATAATTAAATTTTTGGCCTGAAAAAATGTCAGTAAAGTCCGACATGATCGTTTTTAACTTTGGGCGTAGGTCTACGGTATATCTGACCTTTGGGGGGTATGGTTTTGCGTCAAACTGCCTATGACAAATTGTCATGTCTCCAACCTTAAGAATTAAATTAAAATTTTCAGGTCCATTGGTAATGGATGTATTTAGTAGTTCTGAATTTTCTAAAATTTCATATCGATTTTCTAACATATAAACAACAGATCTCATTTTTAAGTCGTATGTTAACTCTCGACACAGACGACTAACATGGTCATAAAGTTCTTCAGATTTGTAAGCGTTTCTATTAAAACCTCTCACGTTAAAAAATCTTTGGACAACAATGTTGTCATTACACATTAACAAAAACTCTACTTTTGTTATATCTTGTTCCTTCATTTGTTTTTTATTTTTTTTTGTTTTTAAAATTTGTTTTTTCTTTTCTTGTTAACTTTAAGAATGGTTTTAAAAAACTAACCCAAGCGTCGTCACCCTTTGGTAGGTATTTAAAAAACCCGTCATTCATCATAAATCTAATTAGATTTCTATGTCCTCTTCCGTCGGGATCCATCGACTCGGAATAATAAGATTCAACTAATTCTTTCCCTTCTTCACTTATTAGTGGTTCCGATAAATCCACAAGTTTTTTATTTATCTTGTAATACTCATCACCAAAAATACCATCTTTAGTTCTACCACTTAATAAGTTTTTTAAAGATTGATTGTCTTTATCTTCTTTTAAGAGTAATTCTCCTTTTGTTAAAATATCGTCGATGTTTACCTCTTTGTCAAGTAACTCAGGAAATAACTTAACTAATGTTTTTTCCCCCAAATAATAAATTCCATTAATGTTGTCTGACTTATCACCAGATAATATTTTCCAAGTCTTAACGTTATAGTGTGGTATCTCAACATCATACATTTTAATCATATCTCCATTCTTATAATGTTTTTTAGTGCTTGGCGAATAGATACTCACATCTTCAGAGATAAGCTGTGTAAGGTCTCTATCACTTGAGAATATCGTTTTATGCTCGTCTTTAGATATTTTACAATAGTAAGCAATAATATCGTCAGCCTCACAATCATCAATTTCAATATGTCTTATAAACATTTCTTCAAGATACTGTTTTACTCTTGTCTTTTGATATGAGAATGAATTTACTTGTTCTTCGGTATTTGCTTGTCTTCGGTTAAGTTTATAATTGGGGTAAAATAATCTTCGTTGTGTTGAGTTACTTTCACTGTCCCAACAAACTACAACCTTGTTGTAATTTCCTTCATCCAAAAATCTTCTGGTTGTGTTTAAAAAATGCCAAATACCGCCAACATGTTCTCCGTTATTATAAAAATCTTTGACCCCACAAACCCCAATCTTCAGTAGATTGTTGCCGTCAATAACAAGAGTTTTAATCATTTGTATTTTTTAAATTATTCGTCAATATCATCATCAGATTCGTCCAAAGAATAATCTGAATAACCTAACTTTGTTTCCCAATAATCTGAATATTCTTTCTTATAGTTATCCAAAGATTCTTTTGTGTCTGCAATATAACCTTGTGGTACTGCAATGATCTTACCATCTTTATACCCAAGACCATTAACGTGATTCTTTAATATAGAAATTTTTGTTCTAATTGCAAACGATACTTTTCTACCATTCTTAGTGGCATCAATATGACTAATCCCCGCCTTTTTCTGATTACCAAACAAGAATACTAATGATGATGCCAACCATACCGCTTCACCACCTTTGGCCTTTATTTCAGGTTGGCCAAATGGATTGTCAGGAAGTAACACCCATGGCTGATTTAAAATAACCAAAGTGTTGTAATATGGATACTCTTCTTTTTTGGATTTTGAGATCCTTGAATGGATTCCCATACCGATTTTATCTGCTAACACTTTTGCATTGTGCATCCCACCACCTTTTCCATCAAAAGTCATCTGACAAGGCACACTACCAATACTATCCCATAAAAACAATAAGTTATAAGGTATATCTCCCTTTTCTTGAGAATCAAGAATATTATTAATGAATTCTGTTGCTTGTTCAATTACATCAAACGAATCATTAAAAATAAACATACCATCATACTCACCAAGTTCGTTTTTCTCCGCTTGCAATCCTAATTCAATCGCATGTTCCCAAGACCATTTTTTCTCAGTAATAATAAGAACAGGTAAATGACCTTTCTTTTGTGCGTCAGCAGCAGCAAGAATCATTGCCGTTGTTTTTGAAGTGTTTGAGTGCCCCAAGAACATATTAACACCCCCCATTACAGGTCCAGGTAAACCACAAGAGTTCATAAACGCCTCACCACAATTATAAAAACTTTCGGGTTTATATTTTGTTTTGGTGGAGAACTTATTTTTTATTGCGTCTAAACTAAATTCTTTCTTTTTCAATGCCATAATAATCAATATTTGTTATAAAAAATATATATAAAAAAACGGGAACTTTAAATGGTTCCCGCCTAATTTTTTGTTGTTAATAAACTTAGAATGGTAGGTCTTCTGCAGGCTCTTCATTCACTTGTGGATCCACTACAGGAACCTCTTGTTTTGTTTTTGTTCCACCAATAGAAATGTCAGCACTTTCACCATAAACATATTTTTTAAGTTCTGTACTCCACATTGGGGTCTCTCCGATTGCAATCGCTTCCAAATACTCAACAGGTTTTTTAGCGTATACATCATTCCATGTTAATTCGTCATCCATCCATCCACTCATGATTTCTTTATCTTCGTGAAGTAACGCCTGGTCTTCATACATAACCGTTTGAATTACCGTGTACTCTTTTCCTTGTGGGGTTTTTGCTTTCTTAAGTTCGATGATTAAATCACGTCCTTTTTCTGCGTCAGTGATATCGCCCTTAGCTTTCCAAATAGGAAGGATTTTATCCAAAATTCCCTCATTTTTGTAGTTGTGTTTGAATCTCCAAAATTTAACACCATCTTGTTCGTTATCACGGTCAACAACTTTAACAATATAAAATAAACGTGAACGATATTGTGAAGCTAAATCTTTATCTTCTTTTTTACCTGTTTGGATTAGTTCGTTATAAACTTCTGTAAGTGGAGAACGTTCGTTGTCATTCTTACTCGGGTCATATAACTTAACCCATTGTCCGTTTACCATGATTTCGTGATACCATACTTCAACAAATGGCGATGAACCATCTTTTGTAGGTAAAATACGAACTCTACGTTGTGCGGATGTTTCGTTT